CAGGCCAGTTGCCGTCTGCAACATTACCCACATCGGTTCCACTCATGTTGTTAGCCGCTACCGTCTGTGCTTGCTCTACAGCGCCAGCCGTTGTGTTTATAGTTGACGATGCCCAAGTTTCTGAGGCATAAGTCGCATTAGAGTTGTAGTACCAAGTGCCATCTGCCCCGCCGTGAACAGAAGCTAACGAGCTCGCTATGGTTCTGGTCGCTGTCTCACCGTTGCCTATGACAATAAAACTACCACCTGTAACTACATTGCTAACCAGTGTTGGATTGAACGAGAACACATAATTAGCTGTTTGGCTGTTCAGGGTTTCCGTTGCGGTCACGCTGTTTAAGTCAGCATAAAATGTTGTGTCTACGGTATCTGCTCCAGATATTGCGGATACGTGCTGGTCTGTGACGTATAGCGCGGATTCTGTGTCTATTATTGCAGAGGTTCCGTAGTTGGAGTTTCCGTTATCTCGGTAAGTCACAATTGCTTTGGTGCTGGTTAGCATTGTTACTGAAGTGTAGGTTGTGGAGGCAGACTCAAATACGGCAGCAGTTCCCGCAGTTATCGTTGAGCCTGAAACATCTAGGATGCAAGCTGTTCCGTAGTAGGAGTTTCCGTTATCTCGGTAAGTCACAATTGCTTTGGTGCTGGTTAGCATTGTTACTGAAGTGTAGGTTGTGGAGGCAGACTCAAATACGGCAGCAGTTCCCGCAGTTATCGTTGAGCCTGAAACATCTAGGATGCAAGCTGTTCCGTAGCCGGAGTTTCCGCCATCTTGATAAGTAACTATAGCTTTAGTGCTAGTTAGCATTGTTACTGAAATGTAGGCTGTGGTGGCAGACTCAAATACAACAGGGGTTCCAGCGGTTATCGTTGAGCCTGAAACATCTAGGATACACGCTGTTCCGTAGGAGGAGTTTCCGTTATCCATATAAGTCACAATTGCTTTGGTGCTAGTTAGCATTGTTACTGAAATGTAGGCTATGGTGGCAGACTCAAATACGGCAGGAGTTCCCGCAGTTATCGTTGAGCCTGAAACATCTAGGATGCAAGCTGTTCCGTAGCCGGAGTTTCCGTTATCTCGGTAAGTCACAATTGCTTTGGTGCTGGTTAGCATTGCTACTGAAGTGTGGCTTGTATTGGCAGACTCAAATACGGCAGGAGTTCCAGCGGTTATCGTTGAACCTGAAACATCTAGGATGCAAGCTGTTCCGTAGCCGGAGTTTCCGCCATCTTGATAAGTAACTATAGCTTTAGTGCTAGTTAGCATTGTTACTGAAATGTAGGCTGTGGTGGCAGACTCAAATACAACAGGGGTTCCAGCGGTTATCGTTGAGCCTGAAACATCTAGGATACACGCTGTTCCGTAGGAGGAGTTTCCGTTATCCATATAAGTCACAATTGCTTTGGTGCTAGTTAGCATTGTTACTGAAATGTAGGCTATGGTGGCAGACTCAAATACGGCAGGAGTTCCCGCAGTTACTTCATCTTGTACTAAACTGGAAAGCTCGAAACTACCACTGGTAAACTCGCCTGAATACATCTCCCAATCACCGGATGCAATAGCGTCAGTGTTTGTAAAATCAACGGTAATCTTGCAAGTCGCAACACCAGAGGCAACAGAGATTACTCTCGCCTCGCCTGCTTCGCCTGCGCTTTTGTTCTTAATCACTTTTCCCAAGTCAGTAGATGCCCACGAGCCACTACCAAGAGTAAATTCTATAGATCCGCCAGTTGTAGCCGCAGGAGTCAGTGTTACGGAATAAGCAGAGTCTACTAGCGTAAAGCCTAAGTCGTTTGTAATAACGTCCCATATAGAGTTTGTAAGGTCTGTTTGGGGTATCTCTTCGTAGACGGAAACGTGGGCCTTAGCTATAGCAGACGCGGATGAATCTAATGCAATGCTTATCTGCTCATTATCTGCCCAGCTTGATTTGTTGGCAAAACCTAAAATTGGGTCAGCGTCGATACCCAAAACCGTTGCCCCTGTAAAGTCTTGAGTGCCTGTGAAGGTGTTAGAGCTTAAAGAAGCGCCAAACACAGCCACCCAATTAGTCGCATCTAAGCTCGGATCAGTAGAAACCCCACTATGCGTAGTAATTGCCCGATAGGTTAGATAATTGATAGGCGAGTAACGATTCTGACCTGCCGTATAGCTTCCCGCGCTTACCCAAAGCTCCGCGTTAGCCGTAGCATCGGCAGCCGCAGCCGCAGCTTCTGCCAGCGTTGCCTGTTGAGCCGCTAGGTCTTTAGCCGCAACCGCCGCCGTCTCAGCCGTTTCCGCGTTAGTCTCAGCCGTTTCAGCATTAGTCTCTGCTGTTTCCGCCGCTGTTGCACTCGTTGCCGCTGCTGAGGCACTACTAGCCGCCGCTGCGCTTGAACCCACCCACCATGCAGCACTAGATGCCGGGACCTGGTTTGTATTTGAGTTTTGTAAAGAAGTGTAAAGCACTCCATCAGTGCCTATAACATTCTGATGGATTGCGTAAGTGATTGTTGATAACCATGCAAATTGCAGAGAAACCCAATAAGATCCTGCTGTAGATGGGTTTTGATTTAAATTAGTCCCCTGCAAAGACTGATATTGCAAATTGTCATAGGTAACTAAAGCGCCAACAGCATAAGTTATCCCTGCATTCCACTGAACAGAGTAAAGCAAAGCCCACGAGCCTGAAGTATTAACAGGGTTATTGTTTTGGTTAGCGTTGACTAAAGATCTGTAATAGATGCCGTCAGAGCCTCTCACAACGTCTAAGGCGCTGTATATCCTTGTGGCTATCCACTCGTTACCGAAATCGGTTCCTGTCTCTCCTACGGGGTCTTGGACGGCTATCTGGACATCTGCGCTATCTGTCAGAATGGCCTTGGCTACGCCTTCAAAAAATACGTTAGGCTGCCTTCCCGAAGCCGTAAGAATTACGGGATTAGTATTCGCAATACTATTGTTTATATCTGCATAGGTAGTCTTCGGAGTAGTTGTTCCTGTGTCAAAAAAGTATAGTTTGCCAGAAACTAGAGGGCTGCCATCGTTTCCTAGATATTGATCAAAATTTCCGAATCTTGCCATTGTCTTATCCTATGCGTGTATGAGTTAGTCAAAGCTTTTGAGAAGCTTTTCCATTGCTCTAAATTGTTTTTTCTCATCTCTTCCCATGATCTTGTTCGCGCCTTGACGCAATCCCTCCATAGCAACCCCAGAAACCGACATCGGAACTCTAGATGCTGTGTCTACCGCTGACTGTGCCGCAAACGCTGTATCTGCCTTGGTCCCAAATATTTTGTCTAGCTCCATTGTAAATTGCGCCTGAGTCAAAACGTCATCGTTGAACTTCTGCCCATACTTAGCAGATAGACCGTCCAAATCATTTAGCGCATTTAATAAATTAACTCTAGTAACCCTATTAGAACCAACAGCCCTGACCGCAGTACCGACGGCGCTATTTGCCCCAATTCCTTCTACGTCAATGCTTGGGCCTACCGCCTTTTTAAAGGCTTTTAATGCCGTTATTGACTCTGCGTATTTAGTATTGAGTTTATCATATTTAGGGTATTTATTATCTAACACCCCATCAAGCTGTCTTCGGAGATTCTTTACCGCTCTTTCTGCATCCCCCTCAAGACCTTCCATTGACCTGCCGTAAGCAAGCTGAGTATCTAAGAATCTCTTAAAAGTATGGACCTCGTATGCGCTCATATTCCTTTGGCTTCTCATTCTTCCTACAATTCTGTTTAAAAACCCCTCGACTCCAGCCATGCCCTGCATGTCAGCATTTGAAAAGTCCAGACTGTTATCTGGGTTAAACCTTACGTTCATGTTTTCTAGCGTAGATCTAAACTCATTTACAGGCTCAGAAAAATCTACAGAAGATGTCCTCATGTTTGCCTTTGCAAATCTATCGATTCCCTCTCCTGCCTTCTTATTTTCCCTTGCTACAGTATTGTACCTTTTCAAAACAGAATCTCCGGCTACGTCAGTTGTTCTAGCCGTCATTCTTGCTCGTGTGTTATTTGTCGCTTCTTCCATGATCCCTAATGAGGTCAGCATGTTTTTTCTGTCCACAGGACTGCCTTCTCGGATCATCGCAATAAGACCCTTATCAAACCCTTGCCTTATAGCATCCTTTTGAATGGGGTCTTTTACGGCCTTAAAGGTTCGCCCTTCTGCCATGTAATCAGGAGTTCCGCCTTGACGCTCAAACAACACAGGCAAAGTATTGTCAGGGTCAATAACCTCCTCCATTCTAAATCCCGCAGTTGAGTTTCTTGTTGCAGGCAATCCACCTTGACGCATGTTCTCGGCAGCTTCTAGCTGTGCTGGGCTTTCGTAGTCTCTAAACTGTGATGATATTCTTTCTCTCGCTTCGTTTGCCGCTCTTACGGGCCTTGCAGCAAGATCAGCCGAAGCGTCAGCCAATCTGACACCCGTAGACGCTGCCACCCTTGATGCCGCAGGAATGCCCATGCCAGCTAACAAAATAGGATCGGCTTCAGTAAGGGTCTGAGTTTCTGGATCATATACCGAGCCAGTCTCGCTTCCGAAGGCTTCCATCTGTCCTGACAACAAGCTAGGAATGGCTCGAACTGTAGATTCTATTGTTTCACCTACCGCCGCCCGCTCTTCTTCGTCACCAATAAAAACGTCTCTTATAAATCCAGCCGCTTGCTTGGCTCCTCTTACAATAGGCATATAAGAAAGACCAAACTCATTCTCTCCGAGGACGGCAGGTATGGGTTCAAATCCCTGCTGCATTCTCCCCATTCTGTCAAAAGATGTTTGCCCAGTAGGGATGGTTGTTTCTTCTTGTATAATTTCTCGTCTAAAAGGCATGAAAGCGTCAATCGCCCCTCTATCCCCGCCATAGTCAAATTTAGTCTCCTTGCCCGTAACTATTTCTTTGACCTTCCTTCGTATAACAGCCGGATCGGTCCCGTCAGGGAACTCCAGTACAGTGCCGTCATCTAGTATGGCTTCTATGCTCATATCTGATTGCCCTCGGCATCAAATAGCATCCTCATAGGGGCTCCGCTCTGCCCCATAGGAGTCTCTTCGCCAGTGATTACTAAACCGCCCTGACTGCGAATAAGTGAGTTAGACAAAGAGGTTATAATCCTGTCTAAATCGGCTTTGAATAAACCTTCTGATCGAAGCCTGTTCAATCCGCCGCCTGCTACGTCAGCAATAATCTGTATATCTGTTTCACTAAGGACACCCGTCATCATAGATAGATTGTCTGCTGTTAGCATGTTGAGCAAGTTCTCAATATCGACTATAGCGTCAGTCTCTCCAGGATCATTTCTGTGGGCAAGATCTCCGAGCTGAGAAGCTCCTTGTTTAGAACCTAAGACAGCGTTTAAATCTCCATTGTTGCGGATTCTCTTAGCTATTATTAGCGCGTTTTGTTGCACCTCTCTTCCTTTCTTGTTTGTTTTTTGCTGCTCTCTTGTCGTTGTGGCAAGCGCCATCCCTGTCTCAACATCCTCAGCCTGATCCACTATGGCTCTTAATTGTCCCAGCTCATCATTTGTGGCAGAAGGAAACACAGTTGAAAGAGTCTGATCTAGGCTTCCTCTGCGCCCGCGCTCTCTGTCAGTTTTTAAAAGTGCGTTATATGCTGTCATCGATGCGGAACCTCCTCCCAAGCTTGACCAAACCTCTTGAGCCTCTGCCTGCATAGATGGGCTTAAGTCTCTCAATAACGAAGGAGGGATGGTTCTGTCTAGACGACTCTGTTCTTCGGCTCTTTGATCTAATATGCTCATGTCACTAGACCCACCCTGAATAGCAGATAAAGACATTGCCCCATCGGTTACAGGAACCCTTTCTCCGGTATCAACAAATCTAGTGATGCTATTAATGTCTTGGAAGACCGCTCTATCTTGTTGGTTAGGCGTAAAACCTTCTACTTGAGAGGCTCGGAAGCCCCCTTCCGCAGTTGGAAGAACAACCTGACCACTTTGGTTTATGCTTGCCGCTGACAAAGGCTTAGGAGCTTCTGGTCTAGGGATTACCCCATAATCCATGCCCATATTATAAATCCTGCTTAAGACCTGCCCAAGCCTAGCTTTCGCTTCTGGGTTATTGGAAGCGGCCCTGGCTAAGTTTTTAATCTCAATAGAATCGCTCTTATTGACATCTTCGCCAAGAAGATTCTCTCTGTCTCCAAATAGTTCAACAATTGACCCGTAGTCTCCTTCATCAAACATCCTTGAGGCTACGCGAGCATCCAAAAATAAAGTCTTTTGGCGCTTCTCTGTTTGGGCTAGGCGTTTGTCATCCATTGCCATATTTCGATCATCCATCGCCATCCGATCAATGTCTTCATTACGAATGCGCTCTCGGAACTGTGGGACTTCGTTCTTAAAGGCTGCTCCTAGCCCGCCTAATGCTCTTGCGATATCCATTGCGCTATCCTTTAATTAAATATGTCTCTAAACGAGGGAACCTGAACTGGGGAATAGTTTTGTCCGCCTTGATTATCCCCCCCGCCCGCTAATTTAGATCCTAACGCAGCCGCATCAAGCGCATTGCCAATCCCTTGAGCATAATTAGGATTAACGAAAGGTGTAAAAGGAACCCCTGCTTGGGCGTTGCCTCTGCCCATTTCTGACTGGGCCAACATCTCACCAAACCTTGTCTGCGCCGCAGCCTCATCAATAAACCCGCCATCAACCATCTCAACCAACATGTTGCGCTGTGCATTAATAATGCCTCGCGTGTTCGCTGCCTCATTTTCAAACGAGGTCGCTAAATTATTAGCTGTATTAGTCTCACCTGCCGCAATGTTATTACCGGCATTAGTTCTGCCTGTTGCCAAGTTAATGCCTAAGTTATTGTTAAATCTTGATACAAGATCGGCGCTATTAGCATTATTCTGGAATAACGCATTGCCCAGCCCTGTGCTGGTTCCGAGAGCCTGGCCGCCTAGTGCTGAAGCTATGTTAGCTCTATTACCACCGGCATTAGTTAGCCCCTGCATTTCAGCTTGACCACCAGCAACATTGATATTGGCTAAATTATTACCCAAACTTGTCTGAGTGTTTAACTGCTGACCACCTAAACCACTGGCTATGTTGGCAAGGTTGGAGCCTTGATTAGAGAATGACTGAAGCCCAGCCTGACCCTGAGAAGACGCAAGGTTCGCTAGATTAGTGCCGCCTGACATTGCTGTACTTGCCGCGCTGCCTGTTGCGTTTAATCCCTGACCTGATAACTGACTTAAATTAGAAATCTGTTGCTGCAAGCCCTGAGAGGCTAAGCCCTGACCAAATCTTTGCAATTCTTTCTGGACATTACCACCGCCTAAGCCTCCTGTAGCTCCTGCGCCTGCGAGGTTAGCCCGCATTCCTTGTTCTCTCAAGAAAGCCATCTGAGGGGATTCATTGTACGCCTGATTAAATGCTTCCTGACCAAGAGATCCAGATAATGCCTGCTGCATACCAAGAGCATTCTGACCCGCTTGACGAAAAGGATCGAACATTCCCTCGGCTCGGCCAAAGGCTCCACTAATATCTGTTCTCGCCTGATCTGTTCCAGCACCAAAGGCATTTAAGCCTAGCTGGGTGTTGTCCATTATATCTTGGCGGGCTACATTAGCTTGGTTTTCAGCCGAAGCTAACCCAGCTTGATAGTTTGTATTTAGATTGCCAGTAGCCGTTCCTTGAGCAGCCCTCATTGCCGCTATGCCTTCAGCAGTGCTAGAGGTAATGTCATCACGGGCTATCTGAGCTTGGTCTGTTGCAACGCCTAAGCCTTGATTGTACTGGGCTTGAAGCATGGCATTGTTCTGAGCGTTAGAAGCATTTAATGCGTTGATAGCCGCTGTCACACCACCAGTAAGAGCCTGCTCTGAGCCAGCTAGACCGGTCCTCGGGTCAGCTTGTGTTTCTGGGGTTTCAAAGTTAGTGCTAGTTACTCCAGTATTTATACTGACACCCTGCCTTGCATTGTCCATCTGAGCGGGGGAATAATTAAACCCGTTAGTGAATATCTCTTCGACAAATTCAGGAGGCGCTGAATAAAAATTCGCCACGTCTTGAATGCTGGCAACGCCAGAAGACACCAGCCTATTCATGGCTTCTGCGTCTGCCATTGTTCCTGTGTTCTGAGTAAACGCTGAAGGGTCGCTGCCTGTAAGGCTCTGGATTATTATATTAGGGTCGACCCCAAAGTGTGAGGATACATCGTTTATCGATACCTCTCCCGCGTTTAATAAAGCCGTAACCCCGTTTACTGCCTCAGCGGTAAAGTCCTGACCCGCTTCGGGAATTGTAAACCTTTTTAGTTTAGCCAGGGACATTGCGACCTCCTAGTGGTGATCTTTGTGATTCTGTAAAAATGTTTTGAACTTGTTGGGCGGTAAACGGTTGATTTTGAACGCCGTTAGACTGAGGCAAGCTCCTTGCTGGACCGCCTAAAGCTGGCCGAAGTCCAGCGTCTATCTCTTGCCTGCCAAAATTATCATAGTGAGACTTAGCAAACCCCTCCAGTGTATTAAACTGAGGATCGCCCCCTTCAATTAAGGCTTGTTTGTTCATTTCATAATCTTGGGCTATGTCTGGGTTTTGAGCTAGATATGATTGCGCGTCGAATGATGTCCACTCAGACACCCCGGAATCCGCATAAGTAGGCACGGCCATAGAAGAAAAGTTCATTGGCTCTGGGTTAGTCAATCCAGTTAAACCACTGAACCTGTCAGTGAGCTGTTGATTCTGCAAAGCGCCAAAATCTACATCATTGCCAAGAATTGCATTTCTGCTGTTTTCTCTTCCTGCCAGCAGTGCTTGCCGAGCCATGTAGCTGCCTTCTCGCATTGTCTCCATACTAGGTAGAAAAGTCTGTCCTGCCAGCAATAGGTTTCTATTCATCCCCTCTTGTCGTGCGCCTTGTGCGTTATTGTATGCAGGGGTTAAGGCTTCTATGCCTCTATTGTATGCGGAATCAACTATGCCAAGGGTATCTTGACGGTTCTCTTCTTGGAGTTTGGCTTGTTTCTTTCTGGCTTTATAGTCCAAGCCAGAACCGACAAGGCTTGCGCCCGCTCCTGCAAGTGCTGCTGCTGTTACCGCGAATGCCATTATTCTTTCTCCAATAATTTATCTAGGCTTTCGCCATCGATTGTTTCGTATGTAGGAATAATGTATTCCTGCTCAACCAGCTCAACGCTCGGTTCTTTATCCCAAGGAAGGCAGTTAATCCAAACAGCATCCTCAACTGCGTAAATAGCTTTTTTTGTAAGCTCTCCCGAGACAAGAGTGTAAGGAGCCTCAAGCTCTACCCTACCCTTGTCTGTAATAGCTACAACCCTTCCCTTTGATAGTATATTCACATTGGAGTATTTGTGGATCGCGCCGGTAATCACCACCCCTGCGGGTATGTGTAGCTCTCTCGTATAGAGCCCGTGGCTGAAGTAATGATTGCACTCAAGCTCAGTAGCTTTAATGTTATTAGGGCTTTCAAGTATCGCTTTCTCAAGCTCTGCCATCTGTTCTCTGTGCTTCATATTTACTAATTGATTCATACCGCTACCCAGCCCTTTAAGATATCCCCAGTAATTGATGGAGACATCTTCCTGTATTCTATAGATCCAGTAGATCCATTTTTGTCAATGTATAAGCTGTACTGTCTAGCCCCAATAACCCCTTCAGGACTGCCCGCTCCAATTATAGGGATGCTTAAACTTACATCCTGTGTGAATTGTCTGAAAGGCGATGCCATCGTTCCATTTGATTCAACTATTGGCTGCGCTACATTAAGCAATGGACCCGTCATTTATCACCCCCAACAATGTTAGCAGTAAGTCCAATAATCACAGGCTTTACCGCGTCCGTTAGAGTGAATCTAAATATCTCAAACCGAGCGGCTCTTCCGTTGCGTCTCCAGATTGCTCTGTGAGTGTACTCGCCTATCTTACCAATGCTTCTGGATATTGGACCGCTCCATGTCTTGCCGTCTTTACTTCGCTCTAGTGTAATCTGAGGGTCTAGTACGGCATCATTGCCGACTCCTGACTCGACGGTAAGCTCTAAGCTAGGAAAGAAAACGGCCTGCATGTTGTTTTGAAAAGGCTGAGTTGCAATTCTTCGGATAATTTCGCTACCGTATTCGGTATAAACGTCAGGGTCTAATCTTCCTATCCTCCCGTCTACTATGTCCCCGCAAAGAATTTGATTGTATGCCTTGACTATAGAGGCCACTCTAAACGCTCCTAGCGAACTTCCAATGACAGACTTACGTTCATGCCATCTCTGAGATGCTGTGTCGTAGACGAGCGTTGTGGACGGCAGGCTGAAGCCTATGAAGTATGCCCCTTTGCTTGCGTAAACCCAGCCGTAAATAGCTTTGACTTGGGACTCTGTTAAACCTGATAAGATTGCGTCTATTGCTGTCGTTGATAGCTTTACCGTTGAATTGCCACTTAGACCCCAAATAGCAGTCGACTCGTTCTGACCACCGCCGACCCACATAAAAGTATCTTGTGTATTAATTAGGGAGTACGGAGCAAAGCATCCTTTCTGTAGGAACAATCCAGTTCTTTGAAACGGGAAATCAGCACCCCCAATGTTTTGAAATGCCTCAAACGTCTCGCTGCCGCCTATGAATACTTGGTTCTTATAAACTACAGGGGCCACAATATCATCTGGATCAGATTCTGCTGTTCCAAAGTCTAGCGCGTTATATGCCATCCCGTTGTTAATAGAGCTGACAATAAACTTTTTCGAGTCTGTTGTTACTAAAAAATAGCCGTCAATAAACACCACAAACTGAGGGACACCATTAGCGTCAAAATCATCATCAACTATCTGCTCAAAGGTATCGTCTACATGATTGTAAATGTACCCATCGCCACCCGGAACCAAGACCATCATCTGAGTGCCATTGTCGGCCATCGACACACGAGCGTCACCTGTGACAGTCCCTAGCGCAACTAGCGTATAGTCATCGCCAGATTTATCCAGCCTGTACAATACAGTCCCGTTTACAAAATATGGCTTCCCAGCCATTTCATGGGAGCCTCGGTTAATTTCTTGAATATCCCCAGATGTCGCTAATTGCACTAGCCCCTCTGTACCAAAGAGAGTCTCAGCGAACAAACCACCTTGTGTTATATTCGGATACCAATTAGTACACTCTTGCGCTGAAATAGGTAGTGAGTCGCTGACATAGAACCCATTGGCAATAGGTAGCTCAATAACAGGCATTTAAGCCTCCGCGCCAAAGATTGCACTTAACACTTCTAGGTTGTCAGTAGAAGTTTCGTTCTGAATAAACATTTCAACATAATCATTTGTGGACATCTCAATATTTGCATAGGAGCATAGGTTTCTATAATAGCTTGCAGAAGTTGTCGCAGTTACCTTTGTATCCGCCCTAACCACTCCATTTAGGGCTATATAGATAGACATATCCCTATAGGTTCCTGCCGCCACTGTTAGGCTTAGTATAGCGTGAATTGTGATCCTTCGGGTATCTGACCCATTGTAAGTGATCCTCCCCGCAGCGTTGCCAGTAAACCCTGACTCATTATCTGAGACAAAGGTTCCTGCTACCAAAACCGGAGTCGCTGTCGACGCTATCACTGTGTCTGTTGTGTTTCCCTGCATTGTAACTTTAGCAAAGGCCACTGATGCCTCGCTTGCCGATACAGTAACGTAATTGCCTGTAGCTGTTAGCGAGATACCAGTGCCAGAGACAAGGCTCGCCACAACAGGATTGGTAGCTGTAGTATTAAGGAGCAGGGGAGTTCCTGTCGCGTCAGCAGTAAAAGTATGTGTTAAGACTATCCCATTGCCTGCCGAAACATTTGCGCTTACTCCAGAACCATTTTCAATATTACGTATCTTATTGACAGATCCGTCAGTATCTAAAACAGGAGCGCCAGTAACCGCGCCCGCTTGGACTATGGTTCCCGTCACACCAAGACCTGAAAGAAAATCAGTGTAAGGTATCTTGAAGTTAGAACCATTTACGACATAATCAAAAAAAGCACCATCCTCGACAGTGCTTTTTGCTATGAATAGGCTTTTCTTTCTGCCCTGAGCCCTATAAGTCATACGGTACTTACCTCTAAGCCTATTGCGCCAGTAGATTCGGCTAGTATTTCCGCCTCTTGGTCTGGGTAGAAGTTCCCACCAAACCCAAAAGACCTATCCTCATTGCCAGAGCCAACAGGGAGAGTGCTTGGATTTAATGTTGCACCCATTTGTTGACCGATAATTCTCATGGTCGAAAGCCCCTCTTTGGCCGCAATTCCTAGCGCCTGAGAAATTACTCCCCCATAGTCAGGGGACACCTCGATAGCCATGTTAGCGATAAGCCCCCTCAAAGCTCCCGTAGGGATTGTTACTATGTCTCCAAGGTCATTGACCTCGGTATAGCCTAACATAATGCCATTAGCGTCAAGCTGTGCCATAAAATTGTTCATTGCAAAGATGAAGTCTTGGTATTCAGATGCCTCAAGCGGAGCTTCAGAAGCCTGTACTAAGATCCTTTGCAGAGATGCCTTTGCTACCTGAGCCACTGTTGCCATTATTCAAAAGTCGCCGGTTTTGCCGGTTTCTTGCCTTTCTTCTTTGCGGTTTCAGCAGCCTTCTTTCCTGCTTTGGTGTATGGGAATTTCTTACCTTTAACCATTGGCATGATGTGACCTCTTTATGCGGAGATTAGAAAAAGGGAGCCGAAGCTCCCCTTGACTATTTTACTATCTTAAGCGCCGTAACCCTGACCCGCGAAGAACGGGTTAAAGCAGGCATAAGCTGGAAGTAAATCAAAACGAATCTTTTGCGTGTTGGCATCTCCATCGGCATACTTAGAGATCCGAATAGACATACCATCGCTAGTTGTAGCAACAGTGTCTGTGGAGTACAGCTTAGGAAGCTTAACTGTGCCTAATCCAAACGCTTGCTTAGTATAGAACAAGTTAGGCTGATAGACAGTGCCTGCCGCGCCGAGGATAGTAACCACCGCATCATTAGCAGGGGCAGCATCAACAGTGTTGTACTGTCCGTTTGCCTCGTAGATAGCCGCTCCAGATACAACAATCTCCGCTGCATTAGTATTGATGGTCACAGTGCTTAGTACAGTGCCGACCCAAGGAACCGGCGCACCAGCCGCATCAAGCAATACCTGACGAGTGCTAATGTTTAGCTGATTCACTCCAGCTATGGTCACCTGGTCTCCTGCTACGATGGTCCCAGTTCCCAAGGCATCAATAGCCAAAGTCTGAGTCATTGTATCCTTAGCCGCCAAGTATGTAGCGTTAGGCGCTGCTGACAATGCGCCAGTTCGGTCAACGGTTGAGCCAGAAGTGTAGCTAGACAGTGAGTTGGTCGATAAAGCCATCATGCCGCCAAAGTTATTGGATATCTGTGCTTTTTCCCATGCTGTTCTAACAAGCCCGTCAGCAGCCGTTAAGCCAGTCTGAGCAGACGCTAATGCAGTAGTGGTAAAAGGTGACATCAAGTAATACTTCTCATCCGACATCGGTACACCGACACCGTCCATCATTGCACCAGCACCAGCAATATCTGACCATGCGTCAACGGCAGTACCGCGAGCGCCATAGCTAAGGCCAGTGTTTGTGCGTATGAATTTAGCGTAATCTAGCTCTAAGTCAGTAACAATACGTCTAGCCATTGGCTCAAGGATTGTATCTAACTGATCTAGTTCTAAAGCCTCTTCAACATTCCCCCACTCTGTAGCAGCGGTGAAGTAGTCTTGAACCGTACCAGTCGCCTTGCCTGCAATGATGTCTGACTTGTCTGATCCAGAGATATCGCCGCCAGATGTGCGGATAGAGTTGTAATCGTGGGGACGTTTAAAGTCCACTGTACTGCCGCTAGAAGGACTGAACTTGCCGCTTAATAGCTGAGTGTTGGTTGTTTTCGTAACCACACGTGAAGACTCAAATGCGTCCAAAAAGACCCGCGCAACTTTGCGGGTGACGTTTGCTTGTAAATTATTAGCCATGCTAATTTAATCCTATTCAAATGTAGCGCCTGCCGGTCCTCTAGGTTTAGGAGACTTTCCTGCGCTGTGGGGGCTTTCCAGAGGGTCTGGAGCGCCATTTACCTTGGGTTTAAGAGCAGCAGCCTTCTGCTTAATCTGGGTCGCTATCCGTACCGCAGCCTGAGCTGGCGATAGATGGCTTAACTCTTCCAGTTCGATTGGATTCTTAGAGAGATAGGTCGTAATTAATGGGCCTTGCTCATCATCCAGAATAAACTGGACTACATCGTTATTGATGCCAAACTGCGCCACCACATTAGCCGCGACCTGCAACTCTTCTGCCTTAACCCCTAGCCTTTTAGCTGCCTGAGAATAAGACTCAACCCTTTCGTTTAAAGCTTCGTACTGCTTTTTATCTTGCTCATGCTTAAGACTCTGCTGCTGTTGGCTTATCGCCTTCTGCTGCTGATCATAAGAAAAAGCATTTCGCATGGCCTCATCCCTTTGCGCGTAACTCCTTTTGTACTCCTCGTCAGAAAGTGCATAAGGGTCTGGTGCTTGGGGTATTTGTGGCCTGCCCTGTTTAGGTAGCTTTGCTTGTAGCTCTGTCAGTTGCCTTTGAAGATCTTCTGCTTCTCGCTGAAACTTCCGTTCTTTCTCGTGAGACTTAAAGACCTTCTTGTTAATGGCATCGTCAAAGACACGTTGCTGTTCTACACTAAACTTTACTTTCGCAGTTTCCTGCGACTCCGACGCTGACTCGGCATCTTGATCCTCATCAAGATCTTCGGTCTCTACCTCCTCCTCTTCTAATGAAACGTCTTCATCATCCAATTCGTAGTTGTCTTCCGGTTGCAGCTCGCTCATATCTTGCCCTTGTAGGTAAATGCCACAGATAAGGATGTGTGCCTGTATTAATGCCAATAATACCATATTATGGTCAAAAGCAATACATTGTGGTTAGATTGACCAAATCAACAAAACTGATAAGGAATAGTTATGAATGATTTATATGAATTGTTTGAAACGGACGACCCTTCTCAAATGGCAGATAGACTAATGCAGTTGATAAGAGAGGCGATAGAAGACGAGGGTCACACGGAGGAGACTCTGGAGGTAATCAAGGAGATGATAGACGAGCTGACGGGTTTAGTGGGATAGAGCCCTATCTAAGCAGCCCCAGACATTGACCTTCCGTATATCCCTGATAGCAGGTTTGCACTGTCAGCCTTGGCCCATGTCTAGGCCGCGCAATGTTGGTAGCTCGTTGAGCTTGTCCTGATTCCATATTTCGTATTGAGTGCCGCCATCTTGGTCTGGGTAATAAGCTCCGTCATACCCCATATCTTGTAATTGACCATTAGTATACTTGTCTGTTTCTGCATAACTGGCTAACTTTAACTGAGAGTCATCTATCTGTCGCTTAACAATACCGCCCTGACCTGTTGCTGCAACCTCACCTATATCTGGATTTGTGGTAAACCAAGTTGATCCGTCTGCGCTGTATTTTGCAGGATCAAAGCCAAATTGATCTATCGCCTTAGCGGCATCAGAGCTTGTGCCGTGGTATATGTTACGCAAACTACTCCTAGCGCCTTTTGCAGTTTTAGCAGCCACATCCCCGATAATAGGAACAACGCCCAGCATATTGATACCAGCGCCAACCATGTCACCCTGCCCGTAGGCTTTCGCAGCTTCGTCTACAGCAATTGCGTCACCTATGATGGGCGCGAAGTCTGCTGCCGTATTAATGCCATCGGCAAGGTTAAGAAGTCCAGTCCTATAGCCTCCTTCCAAGCCTGTCGCGTCTATCCCATCTCTCATTAGATTGCGTAATGTAGACCTAATACCAGTAT